AAACACGCATTTAAAGTTATTAAATATGAGTCACGATGAAGAGTCAAAAGACGACTTTAATAATGAAGATATCAAGAATATAGTACAAGCGAATATAGTTCCAAAAGATGATACATTAGAATTTGTAGAAGTTGAAGAACTTTTACCTGGAGTCGATAGGCATGAGGTTTCGAGAACTATTCATGAAGCTTCACAAGTTACTAAGTCGGATAGTATTGCTGTCGAAAAAGCGAACGCAGTATTCGCTCAAATATTCCAAGAGTTGAACGTAAAGTACAACTTGAACGTCTCCATCAATATGGAGTCCTTTGCAGATACTTTATCAACTTTGACTGATCCTTCTAACAAGAGGACAATCGAGTTGTATATATCTGAAGCATTCAGTTCATTTAGGTTAGGAGTTTATCTGAAACTGATGCAATCTATTTCAATCCTTTCTGAGAAAATTTTAGATCCTAAAGAGTTATTGTCAGATGAAACTTCTTATTCTGATAAGTTTATTATCGTTGAGAAATTGTTTCAATACATGGCACAACTTGAAGAAATATATTCTAAAGTTAAGATCAAGGATTCAGATATGAAATTAGACAAAATACAACAATCTCAAGGTGGTATTGATACCAAGGATGATAAAGTTGTAAACTTCTTAGAAGAACTTAAAAATAGTATTGAGAAAAAGAAGTAAAGATAATTATAGTGGTAACTATATGGTTGTTGGCTCAAGTCCTCACTCAGTTTGTTTGATCGCTTTTGAGTGAGGGTAAGAGTTTTCAATTAAATCATAAGAATTATGAGTCAAGAGTTAAACTATGAACAGAAGCTACAAGCTGCTGCTAAAATTATAGGGTATTCTAAAATGCCACCTTCAATAGAGGAATTCATTGAAGATGAGTATTATTTAGGAGAGACTTTTGGTGATGGAAAATTATACCCTTATTGGAAAGAGAAATTAGTTGAGTTATTTCCTACTCCTATTCACACTGCTTATACTTACATAGTACTAACAGGAGCTATTGGAGTTGGTAAGTCAACCTTCTCGAAAATCGTAGCACTTTATAACAAGTGTCGATTAGATCATATGAAAGATCACTCTTTCTTTGGATTAGCAAAGACTAAGTCCATTGATATGTTGTTCTTTCATACTTCAGTTGGAAAAGCAATAGGTGATTTCATCAATTCAAACCAAATGATTGAAAAGAATTCTCCATATTTTTCTGGAGGGTTAATAAATAACCATCGAATTTTATACAAAGCTGATGGTGTAAGAGGTAACAATGCGATTGGAGGAGATATTATCTTCTACAATTTATCTGAAGTTAACTTTATACCTTATCACAAAGCAAAACATAAAATTGATCAAGCTTATAAGAGATTCAAATCTCGTTACCAAAAAGCAATTGGTTACGTAGGTAACATTATAATCGATACATCCGCACAAGGTGATGGTTCTATTGCAGACGAATTCATCGAGGAAAATGATTATGGTGATGTAATGGTAGTACGTGCGAATGTTTGGGAAGCTAAAAAGCACTTAAATATTTATGGACGTGTTGGAGTATTATTCGTAACAAATCCTTTATGGTATGAAGGTTCTGACCAACCTAAGAAATTGAAAATCCCTGATAGCTATAAGGAAGAGTACGAGACTAACCCAGCTATGATATCTCAATTTTCTCAAGGTCAGTTAGATGATTGGCATGAGAACTTAGGATGGTTTGAAGTTTACTCAGGAGATTCATTAGTGAGTCCTTTTGTTATTACTGATAAAGAAAAAGAGGTCACTGCAAAGATGGACTCTGATAGAATTATCAAAGTCCCATTAGAATTGTACCGTGATTTTAAATCTAACGTCACTACATCTCTACAAGATATGGCAGGACTAAGTACTTCAAGTACTTGAAAGTTCTTACCAGATCCAAAAACTTTTATCAATAGGCAAGTTATCGAACAAGTCGTTCCTGAAACTATTAAAGTAGATTTCGATGATAGGAAAGATACGATAATGTCTTATATAAGAGAACAAGTAAAATTAATACCAACTGACAGAATTATATTTATTCGATACGATATCGGAGTTGTAAATGATGTCACTGGATTAGCAATTAGTTATTTCGATGGCTATGAAGGTTATACTGACGGAGTTTCAAAATCAAAGGTGAAACTTCCAATCATTAAAACTCCAGTAGCTATAGCAATTTCTAGGTATGAAGGACAAGAAACTTCTATTGCACATCTTCATCAATTCGTTTTGGATTTAGAAGAAGAATATGAAATAGGTTCAATTTCATTTGACCAATTTGCTTCTCGTCAGATCATTCAAGATTTAAAAAGAGATGGATTACCAGCTAGGTACTTATCAGTTGATAGAACAGATACTGCTTATTTATTCTGGAAGAATGCGATGGGTAATGAGAATTGGCATGGTCCAAAATCTGAAAGGTTGTCTTTAGAAGTTGTAGGTTTAATTCATACTGGAAAGAAAGTTGATCACACAGCTACAAGTCAAAAGGATATTAGTGATGCCGTAGCAGGTTGTGTTTATGATGTATACGAAAACCTAGAATTAGCTGAACAACTTTCATCGAAATACAAAGTAGAACAACAAAAAAATATTATCAGGATGGTAAGTAAAGGCAAAACTAGTGCAATTCAAACTAACCTCGATAATTACTTTAAGAAATCATAAAGAAGTTATGGGAATAATAAATCAGATTAGTAAGGTCTTTTCGTCGCCACTAAAAAATAATATTATGTGGGGAGGTTATTCTAGTTCAAATGTGGCTAATACTCGAGGAGGTAACTTAAATTCTGATGGAGAAACTTCTGAAGATCGAAAGAGACTTACTTACTATTATAGTAAATTAGCTGAATTAGAGAACTACGAAGTAACAGAGTTAACTGAAACAATTGTAGGATTGTATAAAGATTACCTTACGGATTATATGGATATTGAATCGAACTTGATTCAATTACCTGAAGAATATAAAGATATCGAAAAGAAAGTCAATTCTGTTATGCAGAAAGTTGATTTGACTGGAGAGATTTTGAATAATCTTACAGATATTATTTATTACGGTTCACATAGTTTTAAATTACAATATGAGAATGAGGAGTGGTCAAAAAGATCATTCTATAATAACAGCAAAGTAACAAAATTATATAGAAGAGTAACTAAGAAGTTCTTAGTTCCTACTCGTCAATATACTTTAAGAGAATTTAATACGGATTACATCTCAAGGATTGGTGGTTCAGATCTTAAATTATCCATTGATAAAGATTTAACAGATTTTGATCAAGATGATTTATATGATGAAACTTATGCATTAGGTGGAAGTCCTTTGTATTATAACATATCTGATAAAGTAAAAGAGTACATGTTAAAAGATGCTCTTGTTTCTTTGTTAGGTATTAAAGATTTAATTCAACCATTACTTCTTTTAATTAGTACTGACAGAAATACTGCTCAAGAAGATGCTGTTTCGTTAGCTTCGGACGTTGAAGACTTAATTAACAACTATTCGGATGTTAGTTCAATTATTTCTTCTAAGTTTTCAGTTTCAGAGTTGGTAGATACTATAATCAATAATGTAAGAGTTATTCCAGATTATAATAACACAATCAACAGTAACAACTTAATTGACTTATCAAGACTTACAGATAAAATTAGTTCTATTCGTGGAGAATTGTCAGACTTAAGAGATACTATCTTAGGTTCTTGTGCTATTCCACCAGAATTATACAAAGGTTCTGCTACTAAGTATGAAGCTTTAGTAAGATCTGATAGATTAAAATCAAGAGTAGGTTCTTACATGGATAAGATCGAATACAGTATTGTTGATTCTTTCTTTTCTGTCGCAAAAGTATTAGGTTACAATGATGATCAATTACCAAAGAGAAGAGAAGTATCAATAAACTTATTTACAAGAACTTCTCTAGAAGTAACAAACATCAAGAACAACGTTGATACTATTGATCAGTTATTGAGGTCTGTAAACGACATAATCTCAAATGCTGTAAGATCTGTAGGTGAAAATCATATCCTTGATAAAGAAGCTTATTTGATTAAAGTTAGTTCTATGATCAATAAGTTACATCCTGAGCTTTCAGATATAATTACGGAGGAATCTATTAATAAGTACCTTCAAGAACTTTCTGAAGGTGAAGATAGTGAATATTAAAAAGAAAAATATTAGTAATGGAATTAGAGATTAAATTGTTTTCATATACTGATAAAGCTTTAGATGGTTCGACAATTCCAAAAGAATCCGTTGAGAAATATATTAATTCTGATGATTGGGT